AAGAGCACTTTGTACTGGAGCTGCTAACGGATAGTAAACACCATTCAGTAAGATTTCATTTCGTTCTGTAACACTAGCCATTAGTTCACCATACGTACATCAGTGAGTAATGGAAACGCTCTCCTTGCCTGTTGGGACATACCCATCCAGAATCCTGCCATGTTGTTCTTATTATCTGGATCAGTGTTTGGGCCGCCAGATGTAGCAGCGAATGCCAGAGCGGTAGCCCTAGCTATTATGTACTGCTCATCTACTTCAGATGTTGCTGTCTCTGTAGTAAGCAATGCGGGTTTATCTCCACCTACTATTTTCAGTAGATTGTATCTAATAACTCCATGAGCATAGTTATCCAAGATAATATCGGATTCCTCTTTATCTATCTTCCATAGATTACGTGGTATCTTTACCCACTGTGCAGTGTCATTGGCAACTACACTTACATCATCAAGCCATACAGTACATGCACCAAGGTCTGAATCATATTCAATACCTACTGAGATAATATCTGTATCACTCTCTGGATTATCCAGAGCAACACGACAGAATGTCCATGTATCTGCTGATAGTGCAGGAACATGGAGAGTCTCCAGTGGACTGGCACAGTTAGCAGTATCATCAAGAAGGATTCGTAAGTTACCAGCCGATGTCGCAACAGAACTCCTGATCCAGAACTCTATATGTGTGTACTGGCTTATATCCTTACTGGTTATTGAATCAGTGGCTATATCACCAGCAGATGCACTACCAGTAATAGCTATCCTGTTACTTGCAGTACCCTGTTTCTTCATCTTGGTGTCTGCCGTGATAGTAAAGTTGGAATCTACCTGTTCATCCATGGCAGTATTACATGAAAGTAATCTGGCGAAATCCACCTTGGATCGGTAGTAGATATTCTGGATCATAGAAAATCCAGAAGGTATATCAAACCTCTGGGTCTTACCATCTGAATGAAGAGAGATATTCTCTACTGGATCATAGAAGTTTCCAGTAGCATCCATGATGGCTTGGTTAATAAAGTCGTTAATAATAGCAGGATCATATACAGTATCCCAGATTTCGTATGTATCTCCGCTAGCTACAGTAAAGCTAGCATTCTGTTGAAACTGGATAGTGTTATTACTAGCAGTGTAATCATTAGCATACTGGGTAGTCTGAGTAGTTCCGTCACTAGCATCTGTAACTATAACGATCTTACCGTTATAGTTATCATCGCCTCCTCTAAAGGTATTAACATCAATTAAGGTGTTATTGGTTCCACCTGTAGCAGTACCAGTTTTAATCGCATTAAGGTTGTAACCAATTGACTGACGTAGCTGTGCTCTTGTACGCCCCTGTACTATAGCCATTAGATATCACCTCTTAGGACTTCTTTCTTCTTTTCGCCATCTTCTTACCAGTTCGCTTGGCTGCTCTCTTAGCTGCTGCCCTTCCTTTAGCGGTGTAAGGATAATCTTTTTTACCCACCTTCGGCATCGTCTGTATCCTCCGATTGGCTCTCTAATTCTACTATTCTTCTAGACAGTGCGGATACTCTAAGTTCTAAGTTAGCAACCTGAGATACCTTCTGTTGGAAAGCATTCCGAATATCCTCATCTGTAATCTGAATCTCAATGTCTTGTGTCATAGTGCCTCCCTATTTAAGACCATCGTAATAGATTTTATTATTACTACTCCCTTTACGTTTGTTCCCATGAATACGAATCTGATCCAGTATCTTCCCTATCTCCTTACGTTGTTCAGGAGTGGGAGCTGGCTTGTTATGTCGTGACCTTACATCTATCAGCCACCGTTCAAACGCATTACCCACCATCTCTTCAATGTGGGCTTTGGAAGTAGTGTCATCTACAAGCACCTTGAACTGATGCTTGCGGTTTGTAACCTCATCATGTACTAGAAACTGGTATTCATATATGAGTCCACCAGTTTCATAGTTATGCCCCACAGGGATAACCCCATTATGAGTTACTCCCTGTGGAGTCCAGAGTTCTGTTTGTTCTGGAGTAGCTACCATTAACCTATGTTAGCTTTTACAAGTCCGTATTCACCAGTTACACCAGCTATAGGACCCATAACTGCCACTACAGTTCCTTCATCATCTGCATCAGAGTCAAGAACTTCAATGGCTCCATCCACACCCTGAGACACAACTAACTGTGCACCAATTCCCGGTGTGCCATCAATCAAGGCTGTTGTAAATCCTTTATCACAAATCCATCCGTAATATGTATCTGCAATATCAACACAAGCCCATCCTAATGGAGCATTGTCTATATCATTAAAATCGTGAATCTCTACTTCTTTATGGGGATTCTCATACAGACCAACTTGCTGTGAAGTTGTTATCGCAGTTGCAAGTCCATCTTCTTCATCAAGTGTTATTACACATCCAGTTGCACTGGATACCGCAGTATTACTTTTAACCCTGTACATGTGACCTTCTTCTTCAACATCGTTGAAGATAAGCCAACCGTCCTTGTACTGGTTTAGTGTAATAGTTAAAGAACCAGAAAGAGTTACAGTAGTATCTCCTGCTGAAGCAGCATTTACTGCTAAGTCAACTTGGTGGGCAGCAGTTCCTGCCATACCATCTACCAATACACCTGCTGTTATAGCCTCACCTGCTTGAACATATACAAATTCTCTATCGAAAATCTGCATACGAGTACCCAGTTTATGTTTCTGGGCAGAAGTGGTTACTTTTTCCCATCCATATTTTCCCATTATTGATTGTGGAAACGACAATTTACCTATTCTCCTTTACAGGGTTTACCCCTGCGATCAACCGTTTTTTATTAACCGAATAGCCACGGTCAATCGTTACAGCTATTCAGCACCTTTGTGCGTCTTCATATGAACACGCAATCGTGATAGTGCTCCTGCCTTGGTAAGTGCAAATACCTCTTCACCACAGTCCTGACACATTACCGACTCTTGTGGTTCTGTATCCTCTGATTCTTTAGAAGGCTCTACATTAACCTTGGTAGCAACACACCACCTGCATTCGCAGGTATCGCCAGGTGGGTATGGAAGCATACCCAACCTAGCTTTACGCAATACATAGTCAGGTGATCCGGGCAGATTATCTACCTTTGACCCGACTGGACTAACGACTTCATCATTGAGATTTGTAAGAGGCTTATGTCGATAGAGAGTTATCTTGGGTTGCCACTCATCGACATACTTCCAAGAAAATCCTTGTGCCACCAACTCTTCTCTAAGTACGGTTCTCTCTCTAGTAGTTACCATGTTAGTCCTTTCTAATAGGTGCACACCTATTAGCTAGTTGCTGGAGTTGTTGAGTCGAGCGTAAGTGCTGCGCCTCTACTATCATCCAGTTCAAACACCCCATAATCAGATGTCATAACCAGTTCTGTAGCACGGAGAGAAGCATCTCTCTGTCGCTCAGTTCTGGTATCTACAGACTTCAGTACAGCAAGTGCAGACTTGTCAGCTATTACACCAACAGTTGCAGCTGCCGTAGTTCGGGTTATATTTCCGTCTTCAAATATTGGCACTCCGTTTATTGGTCGAAGACCAGAGAAGAAGTTGCCAAGCAAATCTGATGTCCAACCAGCAGGTACTGGATATGTCGTAGATGCGGTAACCGCAGTACTAGCAATATCAAATACTGTAAATGGATGGTGGTTGATATATACCTGTGAGCCAAAGTTACTGCCATGTGCATAAGCAACAGTTGCAGCTACGTTAGCAAGAGTCATACTTCTACCAGATGCACCCAAGTCTACCGAAAACCCTGAATATAGGGCTGTAACATCATTGTCTTTCTTTCGTGCCATACCATCACCAAGCTGTCTTCCAACAATGCTCATCACATTATCAGCAGCCTGTCGTATCAATTTGTCTGTGAGGATTACCTTGGCTCCAACCTCTGATGCCGTAAGGTCAACAGTGGTCATACCAATCTCTTCCTCATCAACTATGTCTTGTCCATCGACAAGATCACTCATTGACATCTGGGCTACCTTTGGAACCGTTACTTGTTTGGCTCCCTTGGGTAGAGTGAATTGTTCAATAAGTGCCATAGCAGGAGCATTGTGCTCCTCCGTGTACCTTGCAGACGCAAGGATTATTCTCTGGGCATTTTCCAGATTCCCAGTTGTCGCTGTCTGTGCCATAAGTTACCCCCTTGGCTACTCGATACCTAAAGTTCTCTTCGCCGCAGCCACCGCATTTGGTGACCTGTCTCCAGCATTATAGCGATCTAACCAACTTCCGTCATTAGCCGCCACTTCAGGTGCACCCTGAGAATTGTCAAAACTCTGGGGTGGAACCTGTGCTTTTCTTAGTTGTGATAGTTCATCTCTAACCTTTCTATCATCTGACATCTTCTTAGCAACTTGCTCCATTTGTTCAGGAGTTTCAGCTAATCTAAGAGTTGCCATATCTTCAAAGGTTAATCCATGCTGTCTAGCAAAATGCTCTGCAGCAGCTTGCTTTCCCTGTATCTCAGCCATCTGTTGTTGATGCTGTTTCATCATGTTCATCTGAGCACCCTTGGTTTGCATATATTGATATGCAAGCTGTTGTGCTTGATCGGGCATGTATCCCTGTGTTTCCAGTTGTTGCTGATATCGTTGAGCCTCTTGTTGAAGCTGCGATCTCTGTTGAACCTGTTCATACTGTGCAGACTGTTGCTGCATCTGTTGTATCTGCTCTGGGGTCATCTGTGTATTAGGTAACGGAGCAGGTGGTGGTGTAGTCGGTGTTTCTGCTACTGGTGTAGTAGGTTCTTGAGGAACCGTACTATCTGTAACAGGTGGAGTTTCAACTGGTGCAGTAGGTGTAGGTTCTGCTACTGGTTCTGATATATCCACTTCTGGTAATCCATTTAACCTATCAACCTCTGCGATAATAGGATTATCTGGTTCAGTTGTAGGTGGATCCGGCTGTATCAGCGGTGCTTGTACTGGTTCTGTATTCTCGGTTACCATCTTGCCTCCTAGTTTAACCTCGTAGGTAATCTACCATATAAGTCACTATAATACTGAATATTATCTCTATGATATCGTGAAGGGACTCTTCCATACCACCTGATAAGTATACGGTCTATCTCTTTCCCATTTGGATGGGAACCAAGTAACTGATTTCTTGCATTACTTTTTACTTGCTTTAACCGTTTGATTGCAGATGCGAATGGACTTGTTCTTTCTATCGTCATCTTTGTCTGTGAGCCACCATCTCTCCATCTGATGTATTCATCTATAAAACTGACTCCACCTTTAGGAGAAAGCAATGCTGTATATCTTTCTACTTCAGCATTCACAGCCTCTAAATCCCACCATCCT